AATTGACCAAACAATGGATCATTGACATCAAGCATAAACTGATGATCGATATACTCGTTAATCCATTTCTTTAACCATTCTAAATGGCGGAAGTCAGTTACCATACCTGTGGGATCTAATGTGCCAGTTGGACTTTTTAAGAACACCTGCATCTTACCTTCATGCCCGTGCAAATGTCTGCAGGCACACTTTAAGTCTGCGGCAAATTCACCGTTTAATCGCTGACTCCACACCCGATGACCATAGCAAAACTCGAACGTCTTATCAATTACATGTGCCATTATTTGTTTTTCCTTTTCATATGTATATTACTATTATATTTAGGTTTTGTTTCAAAGTCAATTGATTATTTTGCCATCTTCAATAATTATTGGCCATAAATGTTCTACGCTGTCAAACATATGATGTATACGATCAGTATCATATCCATATGAGTTTAACTTTTTTAATATACGTTCGTTGTACGTTGGTGCTGCAAGTACTTGATGATGATTACGAGAATAAAATGAATGTAGTTTAAACTCACCGTAGGCATGATGTGTAGCCAACGCCATAATAGCACAGGCACTGTCGCAGTAGTCTACAGCATACCAATTGACCAAACCGTGCTGATGTACAGTGTCCATGGCATCTAGCAAATCTTCACTGGTACCGCCAATCGATGTAACATAAAAATTCAACGGTTGGTTAGGGTGTTGTCGAACTATAGCGATTATTTCATCGTATTCTTCTTTGTGAAGTTTACCTACCACTTTATAGTCTTGTTCGCCAAGTTTGGTTATTTCTGGTGTAGCACAGCTTACTAACATAACGGCCAGTATTATCGAACTATATAACTTTAGCATCATATAACAAGTTTTCAAGTCCGCGTTGTCGTTCAATAAACTTAAAGAATAAGGCCAAGGTATTAACTGCATCAACATCTGCTCTGTGTGCAGTACCTTTAAAGTGCAGTTTAAACGCACCCATGGCACTAGCAAGTCCGCCACTAGGATTCTTACCACGTGCAAACATCATAAACGTATAGAATGTTTTACAATCAATCCAACGTCTACCAAAGTGCGGAAAGTCGGCATAGTTTTTACAGAACTCATCTAATAGTTCTCTACTATCACCGCCGCCCCACGTGATAGGATTGATCCATGTGTTGTGGTGTTTAATAAGGTCACTAAGCTCACGTGCAACTGTATCGTGGCTTACGCAGTTTAATCTAATATCGTGGTCGGTAATGCCTGTTAAGTCAATAATAAACTGATCAATTGGTTCTTTTGGGTCAATATACCACTTCTTTGTTATGTAATTTTCAAACTTATCATTTGCACTGCCAATGGCAATACCAACCTGAATGATCTTACCACTCGGTTGGTTTAATTCTAAATCTAACGCTAGGAACTTCTGTGATTTATCTATCAAAATATACTTTCTAAAAAATTTCAAATAAATGATTCATTGTATCGAGTCTAATGCCCGCTTTGCGTACTACATTTGCTTCATCGTTAATATTACCGATTGGTTTTTCACCGACAGCAGCAACATACGCATCAATTAACTGTGCTTCTATAGCATTAACTTCATCCCAGGGGTTAATAGTAACAAATGGATAATTGGTTAAATCCCAAATTTTAATCTTCATATGATCTTTGTCAATGGAAAACTTATATAGATCTAAAAAGTCTTCTTCTATAATGCGCCAATCTGCTCCACTGGAACCATTTAGGCGCTTGCTACCCCAGCTCTTGCTATGGCCAATTTGTCTGTATAATCGCTCACCATAGTTTCTACTGTTGTCGGCACTCATACCGTATTTGATAACAATTCCCTTGTACATAATTTGATAGCAGTATCTATCTATACCAAATGCTTTCATAATTAAGGAAATATCGTAGGGAACTTCGATAGTAGATACATCGATGGTATGGGTAGGAATAATATTCCAATTTACATTAATCTGCATGATTTACCTTTCTAATTAATTAAATGGTACAATGTAACTGCTGATGCTGGATAACTAGCACACATCCAATCTGCCATGTTACTGGCATTTTCGCTTAGTTTAACTAGGTCATACTTGCCGCAGAACTTTAAAAACTGCGCACCCACCATAGGACGATTAAGTGCAGTTGCATTAGCTTTGATAGTTTCTTCTATCATAAGTTTATACTCTTTAGGCTGTGCCGCTAGGTCTACTAAAGTAACGTTACGATTGTAGTCATCTAACACACGATGTTCATCACCATTATGATCAGTCCATCGTTGTAGCATTAGGTTATTCCAAGCATACCCTTGCTTATCTTTATCGCTATAGGCTTCTTCTAATCCAACTTTATTTTTAGTACCTTTGGTACGCACACCAGGATATGCACTAAAGATGTTATCAGTTGGGTCACCACGTACACATTTTTCAAACAAGATGAACTTAGGGTCTGGAATCTTCTTAGGCTCTTTAGTTTTCTTGTCTAAGACAAGTTTACCTTTCTTATCGTATATACCGGTAAGAGTGTGTAACTCATCTGCAATGCCATTATATTGATTAACATTATCACTTAGCAGTTGATAGAAGTCGGTATCACTTGATACAATAGTGTGATGGTCAGTTGGATGTGTTTGAATCCAACCGGCAACCAAATCATCTGCTTCTAAATTCTCATGCTGTAATACAGTGCAGTTAGTTTTTTCAGCCAGGAATGTTTTCATAGCATCAAAAGCGTCCCAGAACATCTGTTCTTCTTCTTGTTCTGCTTCTGTCTTAGCCGCACGTGCCACAGCGCGATTGGCTTTATACGGAGTATAAAAGTCCTTCCGCCAGCTACGACCTTCTAGACACACGATAACGTGGTCCGCTTTTTGGTCGCGCCATGCTTTGTTAATTGATGCTAGGGTAACGTGTATAGCAAAGCCTAACTTATCCCAGGTATCGCTTTGTCTATGTGCGCTGTGTCTAGCACGGAAAAATGTGTTTGCTGCATCTACGATTAAGTATCTCATGTAGTTATTATACTTTCATTTATGATTTTTGTCAAGTGATTTGCCCATGCTTGATGTGCATCTGCACCATAATGATAACTTGTTGGGGTAACAGGTGTGTAACCCTGTGATTTTAATAAATTAAAAAATGAACCAGCATGGGTGTATGGTTCATAATATGAATTACTCCATGACAATTGGGTAGAAGTAGTCAACCCACTAAAGGTATTAAAGAATAAATGTGGTATGCTTTCAGCAACTAATCGCTGATGCAAATTCCATATTGCTTCTTGAGCTTGGTCACAGTATTGTTGTACACTATGTCTATCCAATACCCAATGCTTATAAGCTAGTACTGCATCATCGGACAATCCATCGGTGGACATGTTTGCGCTAAACTGATGCCAATATCCATCAATGAAAAACTCTTCGCGTTCCCAAGTTGCCCAACCGATTATTATTAAATCTGGATTAGGATTGGTTTCTAAATATTCGTAGGTTGTTCGTAGCATACGTTGATTGCTACTGCCACTTTCGGCTTGACAGACAAGGGTAGCATTGTATTGATCTGCTATTCGTTGCCCATAACTAACTTTGACATTATCGGGGTGTGGAACCCTACCAGCTGCAGTCTGCGTACGGTCATAATGATCCCAGCCCATAGCTGGATCATCGGATAAAAAACAGTATGCATTGGCCGCTTCTGCTCCTGCACTGTGGCTGTCACCGTTTACATATACTATCAACTTACTTCCGTTCTACCATTGCCCAGATCACGTCTACGTTCATTGCGTTTTGATGGATCGGCTTGATCTTGTTCGTATGTTTCTGTAACTACATTACGACACACTGTTTTGAACCAGTTGTCTACAATATCTTGATCTGTCTTGCCTTGATATCCCGCACGAACTAATTTAGCAACAAATATGTCATTCCAATCAAGTTCAAATGCACCTTGTCCTGGATCCGTTTCATCTATTTCCATACCAATGATTTCTACCCAAGGTTCATTTTTTGCAGTTGCTTCATCTTTAGCTGATACTACTTTAACTTTGACTTTGGCTTTGGCTTCTGCACGTTTAGCTGCAGCTTCAAGTGCGGCCAATGTCTTAGCTTCGGCTTCTGCCGCAAGCTCTGCTTTGTTTAACCCCAATGATGCTTTAATTTTTTTCCACATAATATATCCTTAAAATAAATCTAACTCTTCCCATGGTAAACCATCCTTACCAAAGTGTCCGTAGTTAGTTGTACTACTGTAAATAGGGCGGAACAGTTTAAATCTGTTAATAATGCCTCTAG